TGGCTGTCGTTGACGTCGGGCCGCTCCTGCTCCGTGCCGCCGATCAAGTGCATGTTGGCGGTGAAGCCGGAGGTCCCGAAGACGATCGTGGCGGTGTTGCCTTGCATGGTCGCTGCGCTCCCAGTGTTCAGTTTTCAGTTTTCAGTGTTCAGTTTTCAGGTCCGGTCTGAACACTGAAAACTGAAAACTGAAAACTCCTCTATTCCGTCGCTTCGCTGTGCGCGACGTCGAAAGTCAAAATCACGCGATGCTTCCCGTGGTCGCCGGCGTCGACCGGGTTCTCGTACGTGGTATGCCGGCCGGTGAGCAGGAATCCTTCCACCCAGGTCGATCCCATGTACGCCTGGGCGAAGCTCTGCAGCCGCAGCCGCACCAGCTCGCCCAGCATCCAGGCGTCCGTCCAATTCGACGCGTAGCAGTCGACCTGCAGCGTGGGCGTGGCGGTCCCGCTGATCCCGCTCAGGTGCTGGACCGAGCCGCCGCTGGGGAAGGCGTAGCGGATCGCCGGCAGCGAATCCTGCTGCATCAGACGACCAGGCCGGCACCGCGCCCCGACCAGGCCGGCGATCACGGTATCCGCGAGCAGGTAGGTGCGGAGGTCCTCGGTCTCGAAGGGCCGCGCGAAGTAGGAGGCGGTGAACCGGATATGGTCCACGAACGCGTTGATGAATTCCTGAAACAGCGACGCGGCGAACACAAAACCGAAGTCGGCCGCCTTGGCCTGCGCGCCCGTCAGATCCACCGTGAACGTGTACGTGGAGTAGGCGTCGCTGGCCGGCCAGGGAAAGAAAGCCGACTCCGCCTGGTTGTCGGTTTGCACCACGCCGGCGACGACCAGCTTGGCTTCGGAGTCGCCGGCGTTGCCGGGGCTGCTCTTTTCGACCTCGACCACGACTTGCGGCACGATCGCCGTGTCCGGAATCTCGGAGAAGTCCGCGATCGACAGCGCTTTCAAGTATTCGCTGACGCCCGTCGAGGCGCCGGCGCTGGCTCGTGCTTTCGAGTCGTCCGAGGACTCCGCCCGCTCGGGAGAGCTCCACACCTTCGTGCCGCCGTTGGCGGCGTCGCTGCTGAAGCTGCTCGCGTTACTCGGTCCGATCGTCGGCATCTCACTCGCTCGCGCCTTTGGAGGTCACCACTTTCGTCCGCACGTCGGCCGCGGTGGTTCGCACCGCTTCACTCACCACCTCGTGGAAGATCCGCAGCACGGTGTTGCGCGTCTCATCCCGGGCCTGCCGCATATAGCCCAGGGGCGGCAGGTAGGCCGTGCCGAACTCCTGGAAGGCCCCGTAAAATGTTTTGCCCTGGAACAGGCTGTCGCTCTCGCTGGTCATGACCCGCACGCCCACGCGGTGCGGCGTCTTGCGGCTCCGCTTCAGCGGCCGGATGCGGATCGACTCCTCCAGGTTTCCCTCATCCTGCGGCGCCAGGTCCTTGGCCCGCTCCAGCACCGGTTTGGCCGCCTGCCGGGCCCCCTTCCGCTCCAGCTTCGCCTGCACCTGCGGGGTGAACTGCGACAGCGCCCGCGTCAGCGCAGGCGAGCCCGTCACAGCAATCATCCGCGCCATCGTTCACCAGTCCCAATTCGATAAACCGGTCCGCGAGCGGCCGCAGCGCATCGGCGCAGCGCTGGAGGGCATTGCCCGCGGCCTTCAAGGCCGCCGCGGCGTTTTCCAGGTCCGTAATCCGCGCGGGATCGACGAACACCTCCAGCTCGACGACGGCTTTCATGGTCGCTGCGCTCCCGCGAGTAGCGAGTAGGGAGTAGGGAGTAGGGAATGAAGCGGGGTCCCCGCGATTCGCTATTCGCTATTCGCTATTCGCTCAACTCAGTCACTTCGATGTCCAGTTCGCGGCCGCGCCCTTCGGTGTCCGTCGCCCGCACCACTTCAAACGTCCGCTCGCCCCACGTCACGCGGTCCTCGGGCAGCACGTCGTCGCGGTAGCGGACGACGAAGATCGCCGTGGCCACCGCGGTCCGCTGTTCGGCTCGATCGATCTCCCGCCCGCCCAGCCCGCGGTATTCCGCCGGCAGGTTGGTGGCGTAGTCGCTCCAGCTCGGGATCACCTCGCCGGAGGCGTCGGCCTGCCCGTTGTTCCGCTGCAGCTTGATTCGATGGCGTAGTCTTCCCGCACGCATCGGCGCTGCGCTCCAAGTGTTCAGTTTTCAGTTTTCAGTTTTCAGTCGGATCCTGAACACTGAAAACTGAAAACTGAAAACTCAGTAAACATCGACGGTGTACGGGTCGCACAAACTCTCGAACGCCAGCTCCAGCTCCTTGCCGATCGTGCCCACCAGGTACGCCTCGCGGTTCTCGTACCAGTGCCCGGCCAGCAGCAGCACGGCATGCCGAATGTCTTCGGGCACGCTGCTCGCCGCCGCGCCGTAGCCGGCGGTGTGCGTGACCTCGATCGCATTGATCTGGTCGTAGATCGTGGGCCAGCTCTCGCCGTAGGCCGGCGTGATCCGCCCGGGATGGCTTTCCGTGTCCACCACGTACTCGCTCGTCGCCAGCGTCTGCTCGTCCCCCTCGCCGTCGAGGTAGGTGATCCCAGAAACCGCGATCAAGGGCGGCCGCGGCACGTAAATCACCGTCTCTCCATTCATCTGGCAGGGCCACTCGTCGAGCGTCAGCCGCCAGGTCTGCGTAATCAAGGCCCGCCGGAGGCGGTTCTCCACGTGCCGGGTGGCGGCGGCGATCAGCCGGTCCAGCAGCGTGTCTTCGCTGTCGTGCGTCAGGCGGACTTGCGCCTTCAGCTCGGCGGTCGTCGCCAGCACGGCGGCCGCCGGCGTGATCAGTCGGTGCGACAAGTCGCTGCGCTCCCGCGAGCAGCGAGCAGCGAATAGCGAATAGCGAATCGCGGGGACCCGCTTCCTTCCCTACTCCCTACTCCCTACTCCCTCTTGATGTTGAGCCCTGCCGGCTCGCGCTCCAGGACGAAGAGGTGATACACCGCCTTGGAGTCCACAAGCTCGTCCGCCGGCGGGAAGATTTCCAATGCCCACTTTCCCGGGTAGGCCGATGCAAATGCTTCCCACACTTCGCGCCACGCCAGTCTGGGGTAGCCGCGGGCGAAAATTTTCAGTTGCAGCACGCGGCCCAGGCACGTGTCCCGGTAGCCGCGTTCGGTGATCGTGATGTCGGCTTTCGGCTTTCGGCTTTCGGCGGGTCCCATGAATCGCGACTCCTGGAATCCGCTGACAGCCGACAGCCGACCGCTGACCGCCCTGCTCAGTCGTCGGCCGAGGCCGTGCCGATGATCCCGCCCGTCTCGGTCACGACTTCGCAGTAGTAGTTTTCAAACAAGTAGGCCGTATCGCACACGATCGAGGCGGCCTTGGTCGCCAGGTCGGTGGAGATGTAATTGTCGTAGATCACCCCCGTGGTGCCGGTGAGCATCTCGATCCCCGGCTCGGCGTCGGTCAGCAGAATGTTGTCATGGATCCGCAGGTTGGTGCTGAGCGTGGTGTCGCCGTTGAGCGGGGCCACCACGCCCGCCCCGATGATGGCGATGTCGCAGCCGCAGATCTCGATGTCGTCGCTGGCGCCCTTGAGCCGCACGCCGGCGATGTAGCCCACGCCGCTGGCGTGCTGCCGGACCTTGAGATTCTTCACTTTCCCGCGGTCGCAGCCCGCCTTGAACTCCACTACGGCCGCGAAGTCGTCCACGCCGGCCCCGTCCTCGCCGGGAAGGGCCTCGACGTCCTCGATCACCACGTCGGTGGCGCCGGCCTCCACGTCGATCCCGATCAAGACATCGGTCACGCTGGGCAGGAGGCGGATGTTTTGCAGGCGGACGCCGTTGGCCCCGATATCGATCGAGGCGCTGGCGTGGTCGAAATCGAAGCGCGGGGTATCGGCGCCCCGGCCCAGGCCGATCACCGAGATCCCGGCCACGTCCAGGTCGATCTGGGCGTTGCCGATGTTTTCGTTGTGCCCCGGCAGCAGGTAGATGAGGTCGCCGTTGTTGGCGGTGCACTGCCCGACCGCGAAGTCGAGCGTGGCGAAAGGGGAGTCGGGATGGCGGCCGTGGCCGGCCGTGTCCCCCGCGCCGCTGGCGCCCGAGTCGACGTAGAAGCGGTTGCCGGTCGTACGGCCCATGTCCTCGACCGTGGCGAGGTAGCCGGGCGTGACCTGGCGGAAGAGTGAATTGCGGCCCATGCGTGGTCAGGGGTTAGTGGTCGGTAGCGATCGGCTGTCGGCTGTCGGCTTTCGGCCGGCTTTCGGCTTTCGGCTTTCGCTTCGGCGGCGCCGGCACAGGCGGCTCGCTTTCAAAACTTGAAACATTTGTTTCAGAATCTGAAACTTGAGCGTCGGCCGCCGCGGTCATCGGGGGCAATTCAACGACCGCGGGCGGCGCGGCGGCTCGGCCCTTGCGGGCTTCCAGCTCCGCATAAAACTTTTCGGCGTCGGCGAAGGCCTGGCTCACCAGGTGCTCGGTGGTCACCTGGCCGCCGCGCTCCACCCGCCGCAGGTAAATGTCCCGCGCGAGTTGTTCGATCTCGTTCATGTCGCGCTCCTGGCTGTCGGCTTTCGGCTTTCGGCGATCGGCCAGAGGGTTTCCGTGATTCTTCGATTCTTGGTTTCCGCCGACAGCCGACAGCCGACAGCCCGATCGCCTTACGCCGGCGCTTCCTCCCAGATGTACTCGCAGAACATGCCCGACGCGCCCGAGGCGACGCCGGTCTGAATTGAGACGGCCTGGCCAGGCTCGATCAGGATGCTGCCGTTGAACCAGCGGCCGACCGTCGGCAAGTGCGGGATGGTGGTGATCGCCCCCGTGAGGCCGACGCCCAGGAGGCACACGCCCACGGGCGCCGCGGGGAGCGTCGCCGCCAG